CGTCCCTCATCTCTTCGCCCCAAGTCATCAGGTCTTCGCGAGTCACCTGAAGCTCTAGGTCTGCGGCTTTCATGGCCGGACTACGAGTGTCTTCAAAATGAATCATCTGGGCTTGCCCTCCAGATCGATTACAGGAATTAGCGGAAACCTTACACCCAAATTACGCAATGTCAAATCTTCCGCTCGGAACAGCCATCTACCCGAAGTGCCCCACTTGCGGCCGTGAACACGGTCTCTACGTGCCTCTCTACGTGCCCTGTCCTCAGACTTCGATGGTGCTCTGCCCGTTCGTCTTTATCTCCATCGGTGGCGACACAAAGCCAGTGCGTCGATGACCCAGCTCATCCAACAAGGAAAAAAAACCCGCTACACCAGGGAAGAGAAGGAGCGCGCCCTGATTACCCTGGCCTACAACAACGGGAACACCGCTCAGACGGCCAGGGATCTAGAGCAGGACGGCTTCAAGCTCGATCCCTCCACGATCTACTACTGGTCCCGCAAGAGCGAGATAGCGCTCTACAAGGAAATCCAAGAGGAATGCCTACCGGCGATCCGCCAAAGAGCCGCCGAACGCCACATGGAAGCCGCAGAGGCTTCAATGGACGCCAGCGCAGAAGTCCTCCAGCGTCTTAGGGGCCAGATAAACGAAATCCCCGCCAGAGACCTCCCAGGAGCCCTTCGCAATATCGACACCTCCACAGGCATCCACCGGGACAAGGCCAGAGAACTTCGCGGGGAAGCCAACCTCATCACGACGACAGACAAACGAGACCTCAAGCAAGTCCTCAGAGCCCTGAAAGGCAAGGGACTTGGGGCAAACGTGGAAGTCATAGATGCGCAGGTAGTCGAGGAGAAACCGGCGGAGCTAGAATCGGCCAATGCGTAAGGGGCTGCACTCCAACAAGTTCCCAGCAGGCCTGATAGCGCGCTTTGCTCGGTTCACCGTCTCAGGCGAAGACGACTGCCGCTGGTTCTTCAGAAAGCGCTCCGCAGAAGCCGCCCTCGCCGCCAAGCCTCTTCGTCAGCATCAGAGCGGTCTTCTATTCCACTGGCACCGAGACGGCAAGCTTGAGCTACTAAAAGAGCGCGTCGGCTGAATGCCTCACCCAAAGAACGAACTCCAAGGCGGCTACTACCTCCCTCCCGGCCACACGATGCAAGACGTTCTCAAGCGAGACGCCGAGTTGGAAGGCATGACGATTCAGGAGTTCGTAGCTGGTTACCGCTACTTCTTGTTCAACGTAGACGAGGACGGCACAGAGCACACCAGCGTTCAAGAGGTCAAAGCAGCAGCGTATGAGGAATAGGGAGCGCTTAAGCGCTGAAAGGTGAGGCTTCCAGCTAGGAGAGGTCTGTCGCCATTCAATGAGACTGAGTCTCACTAAACGCGCATAGCTTCGCCTGAGCACTTCCCCTACAAGCAAGGGGTCAACTAGGCAGCCAAAGCGCATAGGCAAGCCAGCTACGCGCATAGGCATTCCTTCTCAGGGAACGAGAGAGGAACAGCAGGGCTCAGATCGGCCCTGGATCACGCCTAGAGGGGGGGCGGGGAGTGTGGGGCCGGGTCTCGCGCTTGTGCTTATACATATACATCCCCCTCTGACAATCCAGCCAGCAAACGCCCCACTTCTTCTTGTGGTACCGAAGGCCCACCGGGGCCACTTCGATGTACGCCCCTTACGAAAGGTCAAGCAATGGATCATCAAGAAACCAGCACGCTGGTCGAGCCGGATGCGCTTCTAGAGGCGGTCTCAACACTGGCCAAAGACGAGGCACTTAGGTGACCAGCAAGGAAGGCTCAACGGGTTCTGGCGCCGGTCGCTACGCAGTCAGCCCACTGGGCTCAAGGTTGCTTGCTTCCGGCTCAATCGACTCAGATGGTCTCTGGGAGGTCTCGATTGCCGGGCGGGCCGACACTTGGCGATTGGTCTTGCCGAATCACAAACTCGCCTGTGATGTCGGCGAGGTCGCCGCCCGCTGGATGGGGCGAAGTATCTATGTCAGCTCGCTGGAGGCCCATTACGGCAACGGGCCAGGGGTGCGGAGGGCTTATGGGGCAGACGGCACGTTCACGACCGAAAGCTTTGGCGAATTGAGGCCATGCTCTGAAAGGACTTCAGCATGACCCGCAAGAGAGCCATCAAAGAAGCCCTCGGCGGCAAAATGAGCGAATACGCGCCCAAGAGCATCGGGTTCCCTGGGGCGGTCAAGCGCAAAGGGCTGAGCGCCTCCAAGGCGCGTATATCCAGCGCTATACAGCCGGGATTGGGCGGGCAACTCTCCAGAAGGGTCGCCTCAGGGGCTATCAGCGAGTCTCAGGCCCAACGCACGGCCACGCAGCGCGACCTTCTGAAAGAGGCGTTCGGCTCGGACTGGCGGACTCAGGTCTTCGGCAAAGGCGGGGCGACAGGGGTCGCTGGGCCGTTCGCCCTCGGTCAGATCCGGGCCAAGCGATCGAAGGCGCTGCGCCTTGCCAGGACAAAGGTTCAGGGCTCCGGAGGAACGAGCGCTCCGTGAACAGGCGGAACTTCATCGCTCGGGCGATCAAGAAGCCAGGTCAGTTGCACCGTGACCTCGGTGTACCCCAAGGGCAGAAGATCCCGCCCTCCCTACTGGCCGCTGCTGCAAAGAGGACAGGCAAGGTCGGCCAGCGGGCTCGCTTCGCCGAGGAGTTGAAGGGCTTTCGCAAGTGATCAGGGCTCGTCGTGCCGCTTAGGACCGGCCATACCTATGTGATCCCCGGCAAGGGGGTCGTCAACACGAAGAAGAAGACTTTCACCGGGAAGGGCGCGCCCGCTTCCGGCTCCAAGAAGACCCCCGAAAAGAGCTACACCGAAGTTCCGACCGTGACCAGTTCCCACGGCAAGGTCCTCAGCACTTCGGGCTTCTCCTCCCCAGCAGCCGCCAGACGCGCTGTGCGGCGCGCTCAGGCTGGCAGACAACGCGTACGGCGGATTGAACACGCGGTAAACCTGAGCCGCCAGAAGCCCTCCTATCCGATCTCTAAACCAGTGGGCAGCAAAGCGGCTACTCGCCCCGTAGCTGATTACAAGCCCCCTCCGACCGCGAAACCGAAGACCTTCCAGGGACGCAAGACTGCAGGCGCTCCGACCCTCAAAGCTCTGGAGACCGCAGCTCAGACCGGGACGCTGAAGGTCAACAGGGCAGGCTTTGCCACGACGCCAGAAGTCAGGCGAGCAGCCAAGAGGCTGAAGGTCGCGCGGAAGGCCGTCAAGCGCACCACGGGGATCACTGGGCCTCTCACACAAGGGCAGAAGACCTTCGCACGCCAGCTCGCCAAGGAAACGCCGCTCAGACCCCGCGTAATCGGTGCGCAGGAGTTGGCAGAGGAGTCAGGCCCGGCTGCCAAGCAGCGTGACGCCGAACGGAACTTCAACTACCTGAACATCGGCTACTTCGACTCAGGCCCCGGGGCACTCACCGCTGGCCGGGAGTGGAGCAGTCCGAAGGCCGCCGCCCACGCGACGGCAGAATTTCTGAAGGGGAAGAAATATGGCGCGTCTCCCTCGATCCAGGCCATTCTCCCCACCGCCAAGGGTAAGTCAGATGCAGCGCAGATAGCCGCGATCGGAAACTCCGACTGGGCCACATCAGGCGCTTATCGGGAAAGCATCGAAGGCACTCACGACCTGATTGGCATGAAGCGCAATCCCAAGGCCGTCGAGCAGCTTCAGGCGGCCAAGGCGCAGGCTCAGAAGCTCGGGCTGAAGGTCGCCCCACAGAAGGTCGGACCTCCTCCGAAGAAACTCGTCACGCGCTACAAGGCAGCCAAGCAGGCGATGAGGGAAGTCGAAGGACTCCCCTACGTCTGGGGAGGCGGCCATGGGTCTCCGACTTCCTCTCCTACGGGCGGGGGCTTGGACTGCTCCGGTGCTGTCGGCTACGTGCTGAACAAAATCGGCGCGCTCAAAGGCTCGCTGACCTCCGGCGACATGGGTTCCGTCCTGAAGCCCGGCCCTGGAGCCCTGACGGTCTTCTACAACGGCGAGCACACCTTCCTGCGACTGGGGAACGAGTACTGGGGAACATCGGTGGGCGACTCCGGCGCGGGAGGACTCGGCCCCCACGCCGCCCCTTCGGCTTCCTACCTGGCGCAGTACAACGTCGGTCACGTCCCGGGGATGGGGATGAAGCAAGCTCTTGAGTTGGGCTTCAAGAACCTCTCCACCCCTACGAGCTTCCCTGGTATGACGCTCTCCCCCAGTGGGACCACCGCGACTGTGGACTCCGGCTCTGCTGTGACTCAGGAGAAACCAGGCTTCTCCGCCAGGCCGATCAAGCTCACCCGTGCAGAAAAAGCCCAACGCACCTTCAAAGCCCTCGAAGCCGTAGGTATCGGAGGCGAAGAAAGCGAAGCCCCCAAACGCGTCAAGCCAGCAGGAGTGTCGATCGCGGACCTGGAACGCAAATACGGCAGGGCCGCGTGAATGGGAGCGCTACAAGAACTCGGCATCAAGGTCCAGGCCAACGATCCCGAAAGCGTCTCTCGCCTAGCTGAAGTCGACTCAATCCTCGCCGATAACCCCCTTCAGGGTTACAACAACCCTGAACTCGCTTTCCTCGGCGGGAAGGTCCACGAAAAGCAACTCGCCTTCAACAAGATCAAGCTGCCGCCGCTTGGAATCAAGGCAGCCATCGCCGCCAACCGCGCTGGCAAGACGATGGGCTGCAGGGCCGACGACACGATCCAGGCCCTTCCCCCTGAGTTCGTCCCTGACCACCTCAAAGACTGCAAGAAATGGGACCCACCGTTTCACGTATGGGTCGGCGCACCGAAGTACTCGAAGCATGAGGACACCACCCTTCCCCTCTTCCGCAAGCTGATTCCTCCGGCGGCTTTGTGGGGCGGAGCATGGGGGAAAGCCTTCAAATCGCAGTCGCGGATCATCCAACTGGATTGCGGGTCAACGATCGGCCTGAAGACCTACGACCAGGACTTGGACGCCTGGGCCTCGGCAGAGGTTCATCGCATCTCATGGGATGAGGAGCCGAACACTCCCAACAGCGCCGAGCTTCGCTCTGAGGCTCGGGCTCGTCTGATCTCCACGGGAGGGGAGGAGATCATCGGCATGACTCCCCTGCTGGGCTGGTCGTGGGTCTACGAGGACGTGTGGATGCGCCAGGACGAGGAGGGGATCTTCGTCGTCACGATGACGATGGAAGACAACCCTTGGAACCCCCCTGAGGTCATCCGCGAATACGCCGCCGGGCTGACTGTGGACGAGAAACGGATGCGCCTCAAAGGCGAATTCGTCCACATCGGTGGCTTGGTTTACCCAGAGCTCTCAGACGAACATTTCGTAGACGCCGGTCTGGTCTCCTCCGAGCATCTGAAGTCGCAGGACATCTACGTTGCGATCGACCCCGGTGTTCGCACCACAGCGGTCACCTTCACTGCTTTTGACAAAGACAACCACGCCCTCGTCTTCGATGAGCTTTACCTGCATGACGAGAACGCAATCCCAACCAACGCCGCAGAGAAGATCCATAAGAAGCTGGCTTGGTGGGGGACCACCAAACCGCGAGCCTTCCTGATCGACCCCAGCGCCCGTAATCGCTCCCTCACTGACGCTCAGAAAGTCCAACAGCTCTATCGCAATGCCGGTATCCCCGTCTTCCCAGCTCAGAGCGATGTAGAAGCCGGGATCTTCGAGGTCAAGCGGAGGCTGGAGTTCAAACAGATCGCCTTCTCCAAGGCATGTACAAAGCTTGAGTGGGAGATGCGCCGCTACCGCGTTGACCCCAAAAAAGACGAAAGCTTCGCTGTCGTCAAGGAAAACGACCACATCTGCGACTGCATCAAGTACACCTGCGCCGCCCGACCCATCGCCCCCTTCCCTCGATCCCGTCCGGAAAAGCAGATCACCGGCTGGGCACCGGGAACTGCTCCCCCCTTGGGGCAAGTGAAACGCCGTAAGACCGTAAGCCCTCTTGGGGCACACGTCTGAAAGGACTCCGATGCGCCTAGTAGAGAAGCCTCTCTTGGAGGCACCACACGCCTGCCTCGTAACTGGCCGAGATGACGGCGAGATCATCGACTTCGAAGTAGACGCCAATTGCAACGAACCCCCTCACGTCTATCTAAAGCGCGAGGTCATCGAAGCCGCCGCTGAGGAGTTGGGCATGGTCAAACGTGGTCGCTACGAGGCGCTTGAGAAGTGGTTCAACGAACTCAGTGAGCAGTTCCAAGAAGTCCAAGACTCGCTTGCCCTCGCAGCCGAGTTCGATGAGAAATTCAAGGAAAGGATCGCCGCATGACCCCCGCTACATTCGTCCTCAACCCCCAATCCACCGCCACCTTCTCGAACCCGCTGCGGAAGATCGAGGTCACGCAGGGCTCGCTAACCGTGCATCAGGGCGAGGACTCAACGACCGTCAAGGCCGATCAGGTCTATGACTGCCACAACGCCGCCCCTCACGATCTCTACTCGCCAGACGGGGCCAACTACGCCGTGACCTACTCAGACGAGGCGCTCCCGGCCGAAACGGTCGCCTCCGAGAAGGTGGATGGCGCGGTCAACGCAAAGCGCACGACCAAATCGGCCGCCAAGAAGTCAACCGCCAAGAAGTAAATGGCCTTCGATACCTCCCCGACCAGGGCATCCACGGCTCACACATCCAAGGGGGCTTTGACGGCCAAAGCTGAATCCAAAACGCTGGTTGCTGCCTACACGGACCGTATCCGGCTGTTTGTCGCCAATCCTGGGGAAAAAGATGTGTGGCTCGCGCTCGGAGAAACAGCGAAAGCCAAAGAAGGCATCTTCCTCGCCGCCAAAACGGGCAAGGAAGTGATCGAGGGGTACAGCGGGATCGTCGCCGCGATCACGACGGAAGGCGAATCCCTCGTCACGTTTGCGGAGCTATAGGCCCATGTGGATCGCAATCTGCCTCGGCCTAGCCTGCCTTTGCCTAACCCTCGCAATTGTGATCCTCGTTCACGAACAGGGAGAACGCTCGAAGGAGTGGGCGCTTGAGCGTGGGGCGTTGCTTCAGAGAATCCAAGCCCCCGAGGTGGCGGTCTACGAAAACGCGATTGAGGATCGCAAAGCTCCCCCGAAGCTCGGCTTTGAAGACGACAAAGCCTTTCTGGCCTTGCGAAAGATGAGGGACAGTGGCGGTAGCTGATTACGTCGAGAGCGCCAAGGATCGCATCCTCCCCAGCAAAGGGGGGGAGGAGATCCCAGAGGACGTAGAGCGCAAGCTGAAGCGAGGCAAAGAACGCCTCAAGCAAGTCTCCGCATCGCGGAAACTCGCAGTCCAGTTCGCCAGGGGCAAACACTATGGCGTTCTCTCCGAGGACCAACTGAAAGTCAAACAGCTTTCAGTCACCCCGATCTCGATGGGCGGATCAAAGCCAGACCACCGCGTTCGCCTCTCTCGTCCGCTACTGGCCGCGACGATCAAGACGAAGGTAGCGGCCGCTACCCAGCGAGTGCCGAGCTACGAATGCAACCCCGCCACGTCTGACCCAGAGGACCGCGCCGCTGCCTCCCTCGCCCAGAAGGTCGCCGCGTCGGGCTATGACCTCTGGAAGCTCAAGCGCGCCTTCAAAAAGCTCGTCTGGAATGCCCTGGTCACCGAGGAAGGCTTCATCTGCGCCTACTGGGACCCGAACGTCGGGCCCTACGTCGAACTCCCCGTGATGAAGGATGTAGAGGAAGAGGTAGACGTTCTAGATCCCGAAACCGGCCAGCCCACCGGGGTCAAGGAAACAATCACCACGCAGCAGCCAACCGGCGAGACCGAAACGATCGGCATGGGTGAGGTTGCGGCCCAGGTTTACTCCGGGCTCGAAGTGATGTGGGAACCCGGTGTTGAGTTCGAGGAGTCACCATGGATCGCCATCGAACACGCCCGACCGGTTGAAGATGTTGAAGGGGAACCAGGCTTTGAAGGCGGCAAACTCAAACCAGATGCCGACGCAAACCTGACCGCCGAGAAAAGCCCCGCTGGTACGAACCTCGTCCTCGTCACCGAGTTCCTAGAGCGTCCTTGCCCCAAATACCCGAAGGGCCGCCGCCTCTTTTTCGCAGATGGCCGCCAGATCTTCCCCGAAGAGGACTACCCGCTTCAGAACACCAAAGGAGAGGTCGTAGACGAGCCCTATCTCAAACGCCTGACCTGGAACATCGACCCCTCCTCGGATCGGGATCGGGGTCTTGTCCGCGACCTGATCGATATCCAGCGCGAGCACGACACCGCCGGTAACAAGATCGATGAGGCGCTGAACCTAATGGTCGTCGGTCAGTGGATGAGCGAAGAGGGAGCGGTGTCGCAGAACACGCCCCTTACGGACGAGCCAGGGGCGCACTTTGAATTCCGCCCGACGATGCCCGGCCAGAAGCCGCCGGAACGCATTCCTCTCCAGCCCCCACCCCAAGAGCTGTTCCAGATCCAGGACCGTGCCCAGCAGTTGATGTCGCTGGTCTCCCACGATGGGAACCTGCCTAACCAGATCCAGGCGTATTACGAACAGGCTCAGATGGCCGATCAGGACTTCTACGGGGACCTGGCCTCGGTCCACTCCGGCTTCATGCGGGACGCGCTGACGCTTGTGCAGCTTCACTACACAGAGGAGCGCATGGTCAAGTTCCGAGGCCGCACCGGCTGGGATCGAATCGCGGACTTCAAGGGAGCCGACATCCGCGATCAGACCGACGTGCGGGTGCTCGCCAGCCATATCGAACCGCGTACACGCTCCTCGATCGAGCAACGGATAATGAATATCGCCCAGATGTTCCCCGGTTATTTCCCCCCGGAGGTCCTCCTGAGCGCCCTGGAAGGCGGCACGGCAGAAGGGCTGATCGAAGGCTATGAAGACGAAGTGGCCCGGGCCAACGAAATCATCGGCCAGATCAAGTCGGGGGCTTTCTACGA